GATCGGGCCCGTGGTGGCCGTCTGGGTATGAACCCGTGGGAGGTTCTGGCCCAGGTCATTGAGATAGCACTCAGCGATTTCGGCCAGAGTGCCCTGACCGCTCCGATCACTGCGTCGGATGTGGACGGGTGGTCTGCCCGTATCGCTGCCGCTGGGACCGGATACCAGCAGTTCCAGGAGGCCAGAAGCATCCGATCCGACATCCTCCAGTGGCGGGTGGGGAGAGATGCGATAAAGAGCCAGTACGGGGTGACCGAAGAACAGGTCGACGCCATGATGGGCCCCACCGGGGACATCAAGCATTTCAAGAACACCGGGGATGTCATCACTTACAACGCTGGGGACATAACCCAGGTGACGACGGTTCTCCCCGACGGGACGGTAATCCAACCCCCCGAAGATGCCGCCTACGACGAGGCCATGGGGTTCATTCTGGAGAACTACCCGTGGGCTGAGGGCCTGGGGTTGATCGACATGATCGTGGAGGCCGTGGAAGCAGGTACTGATGCCAACGTCTTGTTGGCGAAGATCCGTAACACTCCGCAGTGGAAGGCCACATTCCCGGCGATCAAAGACGACCAGGGCCGAATGAGGTTCAAGAACGAGAACGATTACATCGCCCGCATCCGTGATTACCAGGGGGTTCTACAGGACGCCGGGATGTTGAACGAGGCCACGGAAAACCCGTTGGACTATGCGGCCCTCATAGAACGAGGCATAGATCACACCGAACTGTCCTCACGGATAAACGAATATCAGACCCTGTCCGAACACAGCCAGGGCGTTCGTGCGGCGTTCCGGGTGTACGCCAACATGGACGTTTCCAACGAACAGTTGTACCAGGCGATTGTTGACCCGGAAGCGTCAGAAGCGTTGATAGAGGAATACAACCGGAACATCCTGTCGGCGGACTTCTCCTACGAAGACTTCGTGGCCCGGGCTACCGACTTCTCCCTACAGGCCGCTCTGGAAACCATTTCCGAAATGGAAATAGATGGAACGGTCCCCGCTGGGACGGTGGCCAGGATTCGTGGCTTGGACACCGACCAGGCCCAGGCACTGGTGGAAGCCCTGTATCTGGGGGACTCAGCCGACGGTGAGGCGTTCCTGGACTTGGACGAGATAGTCCAGTCTGTCCAGTACGCCCTCATCGGTGGGGCCGCTGAGGAACAGGGCTTGGTGGCACCCACGTTGGAACGTGTCAAGGAAATCAGAAACGCTGGGATAACGAGAGCGAAGGCTTTGACAGCCTACGGTCAATACGCCAACCAGGGTGACCTGATGAACTCCATGATCTCCAGGACCAACATGACTGCTGACAGGTTCACTCAACAGGACTTTGAGGAAGCAAGGTTCCTGGCCAGGCCGGAGGAAACTGACCTACTGATCAGAGGCGTCCAGGCCGAACAGGCCCTGACGGCTCCTTCCGGCCAGTTCGGCACGACCGCCGGACGTGGCGGGCGGTTGGCACAGCCTGGACGAAGGGGGCCCGGCGCCCGCTATTGACACGCCGTGTCAGGTATACTTAGATGTATACATCCTTCTGAGTACCCCTGGGGTTCAGAAGCGTACGAGACCAGGAGCCACATATGCCATTCGATACCGACGAAGCGATTTCTGAGATGTCGGGAGGCACCCTCCGACAAAAGTTGGAGGAAACGCTAGAACAGAACAAATCGCTTAGAAGCGAACTTACCGGCCTGAAAGCCCAAGAGGTTATTCAGCAGCACGGTTTGTCGCTTGTGAAGCCCACGGATCTGGACGGCGTCGACATAGGCCAACTTGAGGAGCGGGCCAGGGAGATCCATGAGGATCGCCGTGGTCAGCAAAAGGAGTTGGCCAGGGACCTGCTAGCAAGGCGAGGTTTTGAGGGCGATGAGTTGGATCGCCAGGTTGAGGATTTCCTTGGCCCGGCACCTGACTCCAGTTCTCATACCGATGCTGAGGCATTTGACAGGGCTCGCAAGGTGGGCGCAATGTCCGGCCAGCCAACTCCGGCGATAAACCCGGAGAAACTGACCGGTGTTCAGGCCATTGAGTGGGCGCTGGAGAATAAGCCCAGCAAGCGCCGTCGTTAGAGGGTCCCAATAATCACCCACTAACCACAGGAAGGCCAGCGATATGCCAACCGGCAGCGTGACCCTCCTTGAAGCGGCGAAATATGGTGACGATCAGTTGAAGCGTGGGGTCATTGAGACCCTGATTCAGGAATCTCCGATTCTTGAAATGCTTCCTCAGACCGCCATCTCTGGAAACGCTCTCAAGGTGCAGGTCGAAAACAGCCTGCCGACTCCCGCTTTCCGTGATGTGAACGAATCCTACACTCGTAGTTTCGGCACTGACACGGAGCGGTATTTCGGCACGGCGATCCTTGGTGGCGAGGTATTTGTCGATAACTACCTTGTCAGAGTCCGTGGGAATATAGTCTCTGCGAAAGCCAGGCAGTACGCCAAGTTCGCAAAGGCCATGTCCAGGACTTATGACAAGTATTTCTTCGACGGCACCGGTACCGCCAAGGATTTCAAGGGAATCAACTCCCTAATCACAGAGGGTTTAGGCCAGACGATTGCTCAGACAACGGATGGTGGACCCCTCACACTGGATAAAATGGACGAGGCGCACGATCTTTTGCGTAGCCAGTCCAGTGCTGATGTCATCCTGATGAACCGCTTTATCCGGCGTAAGTTGACGACCCTTGGTCGCAACTCATCTGGTTATTTCTCCCTGCTTGATGTAGGGGATGACCGGTTTGGACGCCAGATTCTGCAATGGAACGGGATTCCCGTTCGGATCATCGGTGATGATGCAACAGGTACTGCTATTCTTGCGTTTGATGAGACGCAGGGATCCAGTGACCTCACTTCAAGTATCTATTACATCGCCTACGGCGAGGACGAGAACGTGACGGGCCTTCTGGGCCTGGGCGGGTCGTTCGACGTAATAGACTTTGGTGAGACTGAGGCAGCGCCTGGGCACTTGGGTCGGGTAGAGGTCTACCCCGGCCTGGCCATTTACAACCCTCTATCCCTTGTGAGGCATACCGGCCTCACGGAAGCATAGGAGGCTGGAAACATGGCACAATCGTCAACCACAGTCGGTCCAGGCACACTCGTCCAGGATTCAACTGGTGGCGTTCTCCTCGCAAGTACTGCTATTGCGGCGGATGGCAACACTGGTTGGGTCGTGGTCAGCAAGCCCGGGCCCGTCGTCATGGAGATCGCATTGGGTGCTATCGGGGCGAATGCCTCGTTCACCGCTGGTGCGATCCGATTTGAGGGTGCGGATACCGCAGCGGGTGCAAACACCGTTGAGTACGGTTCCTGTCCTGCAATCGCTCACGATGACGACAGCGCAACCCTTTATATCCGAATGGATGTCTACAAGCAGTACATGAAGGCGACGTATGACATCACTACTTCGGGTGGACACACGGCGGTCGTGAAACTCACCTTGCGTGAGCCGCACGATCACCAGACCAACACCACATCGGCTGCGCCGTAACCCGGCATAGCCAATAACCCGTTTACGGGGCGGTCACCTGTCTGGTGGCCGTCCCGTGACCGGTGTATAGTGAGGATTCATGAGCGCACCTGATGTCATCGACTCCAAAGAATGGGGTGTGGTAGCCACCGTTGAGAAGTGGCACAACGCTGCTGATCGGGCTTTGGGGCTTCCTCCTGACGACACGATTTCTGTTGAGGACAATCTTCTCCTGAATGGGGGGATTGCGGACCTTCTGAACAGCCTCTGCAACCTGGCTTCTCCGGCTGTTTATGGCACGGCTAGTTATATCGGGGTGGGTAACAGCACCACTGCTGCTAGCGCATCCCAGACGGGGCTGTCGGCGGGTACCAGTAACCGGTCTTACAAGGCGATGGAGTCCACGTTCCCATCCCTGGTGGGTCAGACGATGACTTGGAAGTCTGTGTGGGCCTCTGGTGACGGCAACTTTGCCTGGGAGGAGTGGAGTATCCGCAGCGCCACCAGTGGTGTCGGTGGGGAAGATACCGGTACGGCCCTGAACCGTAAGGTGGCCTCCCTGGGCACTAAGGCGTCGGGGTCAGAATGGACCCTGACGGTAACGATCACGGTTTCGTAGCATGGCGACCGCTTATCCGACGACACTGGACACGTCTACTCAGCAGCCGTCGCCTTCGGCGTCTACTGAAATGGACGATGCTGGCTTTCTTCACGACGAGGTTCATACGAATGCTTCTGGTGCGCTTATTGCGCTGGAAACGAAACTGGGCGTCGGTGCTACGACGGCTGCTGGGGCTTCGACTAACCATGTTCTGGTAAAGCAGGGCGACGGCGACACTGAGTGGGCTGCGGTGCCTGCTGGGGCTGTACCTACGACTATCACGGTTGCTGACACGACCAACACCACCTGTTCGGTGGCGCTGTTTGAGGCGGTGTCAGGTGACCTGGCTCCGAAGACTGACGCTGCGTTGGACTACAACGCTGCTACGGGGATTCTGGCAGCCACCGGGTTCTCCGGTCCCTTGACCGGCAACGTGACGGGGAACACCTCCGGCAGCGCCGGATCAGCCACGGGCAATGCCGCTACGGCTACTGCTCTGGCAACAGCCCGAACCATTGGCGGCACGTCGTTTGATGGGACAGCAGCCATCGTCCCAGCCACGATCACCGTTGCCGACACGACTGACACGACATGCTCCGTGGGACTCTGGGAGAGTGCTACGGGTGACTTAGGCCCCAAGTCAGACGGTGGGTTGACCTACAACGCCGGAACCGGAATGCTGACAGCAACAGGGCTTACAGGCCCTCTGACGGGTCTCGCCGCTACGGCAACAACCGCTGCGGGTCTTACAGGCGGTTTCACAGAGGGTAGTCTTATCCTCGCCAATCAGGTCTTTAGTTAGGAGCAGTAGTGGCAACCACTTTCACCAAGATCAAACTGTCGGGCAGCACCGACGGCCTCGGCATCCTTGTCGATGACAATGCGACTGCTGGTAAGACGATCCATACCGGGCCGTCGGATACGGACCAGACCGACGAGGTTTGGATCTATGCGGCTAACTACGACGGGACCGACCGGAAACTCACCATTGAGTACGGGACGGCTTCGGCTGGTGGAATCATTGAGTCAACGATTGAGTCGGAAGCCGGTCTGGTATTGGTCATTCCCGGCCTGATAATCGTCGGTAACGGTTCACCGTTGGTGATAGCGGCGTTCGCTGCGACTACTTCGGCTATCCAACTTTTCGGGTATGTAAACCGTATCGACGTTTCGCCGTAGTCATGTTCCGTCAGGACCGGACGAACCCGTCCACGGCGGTATCCAACTGGAAGGGCCGCAGAGACTCCAAGAAGGGGCATCCTAATACGGCTGTCTCTACTTGGCTGAATGGCGGCCTGTTCGGCGGTGCCCTCACATATGAAACGACCGGTTCCCCAACCGTTCGCACCGTCGGTATCTACACCACTCTGGAATACACGGGAACGGGCACTTTCGTCATCCTCAGCAACCCGGCTGCCCTGACCTTCGACCTGCTTGTGGTCGCTGGGGGTGCCTCAGGTAACACCGGCTACATGACCGCTGGTTCGTCGCAGCACACTGGCGGTGGTGGTGGTGCCGGTGGCATGAGGGTGCTGACCGGTCAGACGCTTTCGGTCGCTTCTCACACGGTCACTGTGTTCGCTGGCGGTGCAGCCCCGGCTTACGGGGCCACCAGTTGGGGTGCCGACGGTTCGGGTGGGACAGCCATCACCGGTCACACGGTGGTCGGCGGCGGATTGGGCGGCAACAGCAGTCACTACGGAACTCACACTGGTCCGAATGTCGGCGGGTCGGGTGGCGGCGGTGGCCCGGTCGAGTTCGGTAGCACCCAAGCCGGAGCGGCGGGCACAACCGATGAAGGAAGTGCTGGCGGTTCCGGCTTCGGCTGGTACTCGTATAGATACGACTCCGGGGGTGGTGGCGGTAAGGGCGGCACCGGATATGACGCAGCATTGACTACCAACATGGGCCATGGCGGTGACGGTGGAACGGCTTTAAGCAACGACTACGCAACCGGCAGCGGCATCGACTACTCGGGAGGTGGCGGCGGAGGCGGCTACTACTACGATGACCCAGCGGTAAGCACCCAAGGCGGTGAGGGTGGTGCCAATGCCGGACGTGGCGGTTCCTACAAGAATCACCACAACGGCATCGGCCCCGGCATAGTCGCTACGGCAGGCACGGCGAACCGTGGAGGCGGTGGAGGCGGCGGAGGCCACCTTGACTACAGCCTCGGTCGGACGGCTGGTAACGGGGGGAGCGGGACCGTAGTGATCCGCTGGGTCACCCCGTGATGGAGGACTGATGGCTCACTTCGCAGAACTAGACGAAACCAACACTGTCATCAACGTGGTCGTCGTCCACAACGATGTCACGATTATCGACGGTGTGGAGGACGAGCAGAGGGGCATCGACTTCCTCAACGACCTGTTTCCTGACTCGGGGACATGGGTCCAGACCTCCTACAACCACAACATGCGAACCACCTACGCAGGACTGGGTGCTGTCTACGACGCTGACAATGACCGGTTCAGCCCTCCCAGCCTATTCCCGTCGTGGGTTCTGAACACGGACACGAATGACTGGGAGGCACCCGTGGCACCGGTCCCCGGCTATGGCTGGGACGAGGCCACCTTGTCATGGGTCCAGCCGACCTCGCCCTTCCCCTCATGGACATGGACCGACGATGAGTGGACGCCACCGACCCCCATGCCCGACGACGGCAAGTTCTACTACTGGGACGAGGACACGACCTCATGGGTTGAGATAGAGGAATAGCCCATGGCCTATCGGTCAGCACTCCTCTACCGAAACCCGGGCCATTACAGGCCTGGTGTATTTGATCTCACATACCGGAACAGCCACCCGTACCGGGTCGAAGCCCAGTACCGGACGGGCATACATGACCCAATCGGGGATGTCGGTTCGGGTGTTGACGCTCAGACGCTCTCAGTTGTCCTTACACCGTCCGACACGGGCTCCGGGGCGGAGGGAACGTATCCCTCCATCTCTGTTACTTTGGAGGGCGGTGGGCCGCTCCTGGAGTGGGTTACAGGGATCACGGATTCCCAGAGTATGGGTGTTGCGGGTACCGATACTGGGTCCGGGTCTGAAACTGAGATCGGCGGGGTTGCTGCCAGCGATTCGGAAGCCCTCAACTACTGGTATGGGACTCAGCAGGGGTACCGGAATGATGTCGCCTACCAGTCAGCGAAGCAGTACCGGGGTGCCGGGTCCTGGGTTACTATTGGCCAAACCCAGGCGGACACTGGTTCTGGCACAGACCTCACGGTCTCGTTTGACAATGCACTGTCAGTTACTGAGACACTGGCCTACCTGGAAGCCCACGGGGTTTTCCTTTCCCAAACCGACACTGGTGCTGGGGCGGAGGCCCTGGCGGCTATCAGCCTTACGGTGGAGGAGGTCGCTGCATTCCTGGAGGCGGTGGGGGACAGGACCCTCAGCGTGGACGAACTGATGGGCCTGGCGGAGGACGCATTCGGGCCTATCGGTACCGTTGCCGGGCCCCTGAGTTTGCGAGTAGATTTGCGGTACAGGACAAATAGGGCGGGAAGATTCCCGGGAAGAATGAGGTCTAGGCGGTAGTGGCTACCACTGTTTCCGTGTCGTTGGGCACACTGATTGACGAGGCACTGTCAAGGCTGTACCGGCATTCTGAGCGGCCGTTGCAGGTCTCCATGTCTGGTGGACCCAGCGACGCTGCCGATACGACGCTGAACTTGACGACTGGTGACGCTTCCAAGATTTCGATAACGGACGTTATTGAGATCAACCAGGAGGCGATGCTGGTCACTGCGGTGGATACCGCCACTGATATTTTGACGGTGGCCCGGGGTTATGCGGGGACTACTGCTTCTGCTGACCACCTGGCCACTCACCCGGTCCTGGTTCAGCCTGGACATCTCCGGGCCGACATCGCCCGCTTTGTGCAGCGTTGCGTGTCCGGCCCGATGAACGTCTACCTGCCGTACATGGTTACCGGTGCCGATGGAACCGATCTGCTGTATCGCACGGCAGGCAAGCAGTACATTGAGATGCACGCCGACACCCAGCGGGTGCTTAGTGTGCGACACTTCATCAGTGTCACAGGGCGGATCATAGATGTGGGGGGTTGGCAGTTTGAGGAGGACATTCCGACCGGTCTGATTACTTCGGGCAAGGCCCTGCGTGTCCCGTCCACGGTGGAGAACGATGACGCCCTGATTGTGGTTTCTGTGCGGCCTTACGCCTGGTCGGTGGTGCCCCCGGTGGAGAGTTCCACTATCAGCCTGCCGTTGGCTTCTGAGGATCTGCCGTCGCTGTGGGCTGCGGCCTATGCGATCACCGGGCATGAGATCACCCGCCTGGACTTGGATCAGATTGAGGAGTGGAACCAGGACGCTGCCGTGAGGCAGGGGTTCAACATACGGATCATGCGTGAGTTGTGGGGCGAGTTCTACCGTCGGATTGACGAGGCCCGGCGGGTCCAGAATGTGCCCCGTCACAGGACGTTCCGTAAGATGCCAAAAGTAATAATCTGATAATCTGATAATCTGAGGTGAACCATGGCTAGGAAATACATCAACTTCTGCGAGGGGACACTGAACGCTGGTATAACCGACGCTGCTACTACTGTCTATGTGAACTTCGCTGCCAACTCTGCGATCCCTGACGATACGTCATGGTCGGCGGGGGATTACATGACCATGGCTATCGACCCGGAAGCGGTCCAGCATCAGCCTGAACTGGTGAAGGTGACTGCTATCACAGGTTCTTCCAACCCTTACACCCTGACAGTCGCCAGGGGCGGGGCGGAAGCGGAGACTGGTTCCAACCTGGGCGGAGGCGCTGCGGCTGCCTGGGACAGTGGCCGCAAGGTTGTGTTCCCGGCGACGGCCCTGAGTTATGCGTAATGGCGCACACGGTTGGTGGTGGAAAGTTGGGTGGCGACGGGATCGCCGGGGGTTCTCTCTACGACACTCCGACCGTCGTTGTGACGGCTATGACCACGGAGACATCGAATCCTCACACGGTCGCATGGACGTACACGCAGGCCCAGGGGGCTTCCCAAGAGTATTACCGGGTCCGATACACCAACGACGCCGGTTCCACTGAGTACGACAACACTGGGTGGGTAGCGGGCGCTGCCACCTCCCACGCCACTGACCTGGCAGCCGTCTACGGCGGGGTGCTGGACCTGCACGGCAACACTGATTTGACTGCTGAGGTCACGGTGCGTGGCCCGGCGGCTATCGGTACTGGGGACGCCGACTATTACACCAGTGCCCCGGACACAGAGGACATCAACACGCTGGACCTGGGGGAGCCGACTCTCACACCGGGCGATGTCCTGTTCGGGGCGACCAATAAGGGGACTGCTTCCACCTATGTGATGAACTCGTTGGCGGCGATGACCTTGAACTGGACCTACGCCCATGGGGGTACGAGTGAGGCTCAACAGGCATATCGTGTCAGGCTGTTGGAGTTTGAGACTGATGTGGAACTGTTCGACACCGGTTGGGTGACTGGCATCGCATCGTCCTATGT